GCTAACCCAACTACACTGAGTTGTTAAAGTAGTAAAAGGAATTGAAATTCTCGTTAGAGTTGGGATGTTCCCGAGGTGGTGGCTTTCCACACAATAGGTGGTAAGGAGGTTCGGATTGCTTATGGAAGACCGTGAGAATCTTGAAGGCTTCACAATTCGTCCGTATCGTAGTAAGAGATTGAATGACTATTGCAAGCGCATGTCTCAAGATGATCTATCTATTATATTTGACGATAATGTGTATGCAGCATTGCAACTTCAAAGTTTGCCAGTTGAGGAGTCACCACGCTCCGTTTATAAGGTGGAAAAACTTTATGAGGCATTGCAAGCTTATAGTCCAAAGAATAACTTCAATTTGCGCTTTGATGATAACATCAGAGCTGGAGTTGCGCTAGCCTATAAGTGTTTTGCTAGAGGTAACCACCAAATGTTACATATCCTACCTCTAGTGCCTGAGACTGTTGAATTAGTCACTTCCAACCCTAAGGGATCGCCAGGTCTTACGAATTATGGGGTATCAAAGACTGAATCAAAGGTCAGGGCTTTAGCAAGAGCAAAACAAACTCTCGAAGGTGTGAAGGGCACCGAGGCATGTATTGCCTTTAAGCGTACTCAGTTCAATGATAAGACGAAGTTAGTTTGGGGTTATCCATACTCAATGACCTTGATTGAGGGACTAGTGGCTTATCCGCTACTTCAGAAGTTCAAAGGTGGTTGGACGCCCATGGCATTCGCGATGACTAGTGGATACTTGGGTACGAAGTTGAGGGTTGCATCTTACCATTCAAAGTGGGCATATTCAATTGATATGACCCAATTTGATTCATCAATCTGTGGGCGATTAATCAACATTGCATTCCAAATCATACAAACATGGTTTGATCCCGAAGAAGTTGAGCCTACAACCGGACGTTCAGTCAGGGAGATTTTACATTTGGTGGAGAAGTATTTTATTACCACTCCAATTGTGATGCCAAATTCCATGATCTATATCGGGAAGAATCATGGTGTCCCGTCCGGGTCATTCTTTACACAGATGGTTGATTCCATTGTTAATGTGATTGTGGCTGGAGCACTTAGTGCAAACTTTCACATGAATGTTGATAGGGAGAGAATCTTTGTGTTAGGTGATGATCTATTAATGTGGTCAGATAGGTTGATTGACCTTGATGACATGGCGAAGTACGTCAATCGTTATTTAGGAATCAAG